AACTTTTCACCCTAATTTATAACCGCCTTAATTGGCGGTTTTGTCATTTTTAAGAGGTCAAAATCAATGGCTCAATATTTATTTGGTGCAGGCAAAATCGTTGCTACACCGATCCAAGATGTTTACGGTAAACCAATCAGCAATCCTACACCTATTGAAGTGGGTGTAATGCAAAGTACATCAGTCGATATTTCATATGATTTAAAAGAATTATTTGGACGTGGCCAATTTGCTGTAGATGCTGCACGCGGAAAAGGTTCAATTAAGTGTAAAGCTACAATTGGTCGAATTAATGGTGCTTTGCTTAATTCCATTTTCTTTGGTGGTGTTGTGGCAGATGGTGGTATTGAAGTTATCACTCAAACTATCAATGGTGAAAAAATTGCCACTGGTGGAATTGTTACGCCTGTTGTGCCTAATGCTGGGACCTTTGTTAAAGATATGGGCGTGACAGATGGTAAAGCGATTCCATTAACACGTGTTGCATCTGCGCCAATTGCGGGTCAATACAGTGTAGATGAGGCGACTGGTGCATACACATTTGCAACTGCTGATGTGGGTAAAGTGGTATTTATCAGCTTTAAATATTCGGCAACAGTGGCAGGTGCAAAGTCAGGCTTAGTCAATAACCTTGATATGGGTTACACACCTGAATTTTCAGTGAACCTGCAGCGTGAATATAAAGGTAAGTTCATGGGCATGGAATTTTTCCGCTGTACCAGTAACAAACTTGGGTTTAGCTCTAAACAGGATGATTACGATCTTCCTGAATTCGAATTTCAGCCGATGGCTGATGATTTAAACCGCGTTTTTTCTTGGAATACTTCGGAGTAATAACCAATGCAATTTAAAGAAATTGAAAATCCACGCGGCACTACAATCAAAATTGATGGCCAAGCATTTGTATTTGCGCCGTTGTCACTTGGTGCAGTTGAAAAGCTTTTACCAGCATTGCAAGGCTTTCAGCCAAATGATGTTAGTACAGTGATTGATGTCGCGCATAAATCATTGAAGCGTAATTATCCGGAAATCAGTCGTGATGATGTTGCAGATATGATTTACATGGATCAGCTGGAAGAGGTGATGGGTGCTGTTATGGCAGTATCAGGACTAAAAAATAATAAAGCTGATGCAGGTGAATCGGGGGAATAGACTGGGAGGAGCTTTATACTCATTTAATGATGACGACTGGTAAGGATTATGACTATATCCGTGATCAAATGGATTTACCAAGAATCAGCGCATTAAATGAGTATCAAACAAAGTTTCCTCCCGCAGATGTTGGCATTCAGCGACTTTGTCGAATTTTAGAAGCATTTATGGGGATAGAAGATAATTCACAGCCTCAGGATAATGATGACGATGATTTAGAAGAAATGTTGAGTGCATTTCCACAAGGGTGACTTCGGTTGCCCAGTATTTAACATTTAAAATTAAACCTGTTAAAACAGTAGTTTTTTTTATAAAAGACTAGTATCTTGTCCAAAAAAATGGGGCGTAATTAAATGAATCCAACAAAATTTTGTTTTGCTTGTGGACAAACAATAGACTCAAGAGCTGAGATATGCCCAAAGTGTGGGGTTCGTCAAAGTGGTGTGGCTGTTAATGGTAAAAAAAGCAGAATTGCTGCTGCATTGCTTGCATTTTTCCTAGGTGGGTTTGGTGTACATAAATTCTATTTAGGTCGTATTGGACAAGGCTTTCTTTATTTAATATTTTGCTGGACTTTCATCCCAGCCTTCATTGCTTTTATTGAGTTCATAATTTACTTATGCACTTCTGATGAGGCTTTTGCAGCTAAATATGGTTAATGAATTTTATTAACAAAAAACCCAGCATTTGCTGGGTTTTTTAATGCCTAAGGAAAAGTTATGGCCAATGAAGTTGAAGTAAAAATCACAGCCTCTACGGATGCACTTTCCGAAGGTATGAATGAGGCAACCAATAAAGTTCAATCTGCTGCGGCTGATATTAACCGTATTGCAGATACGATTAAGAATGCATTTGATGGTGTACGTGATTCACTTAAAAATATTGATGTTAGCTTAAACATTGATATGAGCGATGTTCAACAAAAATTGAGCAATGCAGCCAATACAATTAAATCACGTATTAATAGCATTGTTGATGAAGCTTCAATCAAATTAAAAATTGATACAACAGCATTGGACTCCGAAATTGGCCATGCAGAAAACTTGATCAGATCTCGTTTGTCTTCACTTCCTATTCAAAATGTTAGATTAGACATTGATATTCATGAGATTCAACGCCGTTTAAATCAAATCAATAATCAACAGATTAAAGTCAAATTAGGCATCGATCTAAGCCAATTACGCTCAGAGTTACAACAAGCAAAGCAAACTGTATCAACAACATTACAATCTGTATTTTCTAATGCAATTCGAATTACAGTTAATTTGCCTTTATTGTCAGCACAGCTAAATCAAGCCCGTACTATGATTCAAAGTGCAATTAGCCGTCTACAACACACCAATATCAACTTGAATACAGTTATTAATGTTGATGCCACAAGTACGATGTTGCGCGGATCCTTGGACCGTTTAAAAACGAGCATTGATCATTTAAGGACTCGAATAAATTCTGGCGGTGGCGGTTCAGGAGGAGGCTCTGGCGGTGGTGGTGGATCGGGGTCGGGTGGCGGCTCCGGTGGTGGTTTAGGAACAAGTATCCTTGGCAACTTCCTAGCAAATATGGCAAGTGAACTGGTACTGCAAATCGGTGCATTAACTGGTGAAGTAATCCGGAATGCTCGTGAAATTGAAAATATGTCACGTCTTGCCAATGCGACAACCCAAGAATTCCAAGAATGGTCTTTTGCTTCAAAATCAGCAGGTGTAAGCCAAGAAAAACTTGGCGATATCATGAAGGATGTGAACGATAAGTTCGGTGATTTCATGCAAACTGGTGGCGGAGAAATGGCAGATTTCTTTGAGAAAATTGCACCTAAAGTTGGCGTAACAGCTAAAGAGTTTCAAGGCTTATCTGGTCCACAAATATTAGGCAAGTATTACGAAACTTTGAAAAAAGCCAATGTGTCACAAGCTGAAATGACTTTTTATATGGAGTCTATAGCAAACGATGCAATGTTACTTTCACCCTTGCTAGATGATAATTCCAAGAAACTTAAAGAATATTCTCAACAGGCACATGATCTAGGCATTATTCTTGATGATGAGGCTATTCAAGCGACTAAAGACTTTGACTCATCCCTAAGCCTAATTGGTACAACGATTAAAGGCTTGCTTGGACGATTCGTTGCAGAGTTGGCACCAGGTCTAAAAGACATGGCTAACAATTTCTTATCATCTGCTTCAAAATCAAAAGATGCCATCGATGGTTCAATCACAGCGATAGTTACAATTATTGAAAGTTTCATGGATATATTACGTGAGGTTTTTGGGATTGTTTCTGACGTTTGGAATGACTTAACCAAAGATATTGGTGATGGATCAGTTCAGCAGATTGGTTTCATGGATGCAGTTTCAGGTGCATTAAAGGGCTTTGCTACTGTTGCTGTGGGTTTGAAGGTCGGTATTCAAATTGCTTTTGCTACAATCCGTGCAGTAATTGCTACAGTGTGCCAATACATCTCAGCATCGATATCAACGGTTATGAATGTATTTGGTGGATTCAGAGATACCATTCAATTTGGTTTAGATGTATTGGGAATCAAATTTAAGACATTTGGAAACATTGTAGAGAATGTTTTAAGTTTCAATTTCTCAGGTGCTAAGGCGGCCTTTGAGCAAGGATTCAATGATCTTAGTTCAATTACAGATAAATACACATCTAAAATGGGTCAACGAGTTGAATGGCTTAAATCAGATTGGACAAAATCTGCAACAGGGGTATCAACTGCAATTAATTTAATGGGACAAACCATTCTAGATACTTCTACTAAAGGTGGAGAGCAACTTAAAAACCTTTATTTACCTGATCCCGATAAAGCCAAGAAAGAACCAGTATCTTCACCTACTTTTAATCCAAATCGTGGTGTAGGAACAGGCACTAAAGATGATAAAAAATCTGCAGGTGGAAAGGAATCGAAATATGAACCTACTACTTATTCTGATCTCCGCATTAAAAGCCCCGAAGCTTATGCTGGAGGTAAAGCACACCAAGGTATCTTAGATTTAGCTGGAGCAATTCAAGATAAATTTCAAATCACTAAATTTACCGCATTTAATGATATGTACCACAAGGGTACATCAAGCAAACACAATCAAGGTCTAGCGCTTGATTTTGGATTACAAGATTCGAGTAAAAGTGGTCAAGTCACATCTGAATTGCGTTCTTTGCTTGATAAGAATGGTGTAGATGCTCAAGTTCTAGATGAGTATAAAAATCCATCCAAACGCGCAACAGGTGGGCATATTCATGTCAGCTTCAATTCTCAGGCTGATGCTGATAAATATCTTGCCTTGGTTAAAAGCGACAAGGTTAAAGGTAATAAGAAGTCCAGTTCTGATTCACAGTATGAACGGTATTTAGATGAACAAACTCGAAATGCTGAAAAGGCTGAAAAAGAGCGTCTTGATCTAAAGTATAAATATGCTTCTGAGCAGGAAAAAGTTCAGTCGGATTTAGCTAAAGATATTGATCGTATTAATAAATCAACTTCATCTGATGATGAAAAACGCGCTTATACAATTCAGGCTGAAAAGGAAGCGAATGAAAAACTTATTCAATTGGAACTTGAGGCTTTAGAAAAGAAGAAAGTTATCAATGAACTAGATATTCAATCACGGATTGAATCAGCTCAACGTAATTTAGAATTTTTTAAAGCTATCTTAGAGTCTGAACTTGATGCAGGTCGGATTACCAATGTTGAAAAAGTTCAACTAGAAAAGCAGTTACAGGATCAGCTTTATCAAATTAAACGTGATGGAGCTTTAGAGCGTTTAGATCTAGAGGCGGATAGGGCAAAATTAACAGGTAAAAATGATGGACTGGTTTCAGCAAATAATAATATTGCTGAACTTGATAATCAAAAGGCCATTAATGATGTGAGCGCACCAGGTCTAATGACCGAAGCCCAAATGAAAGACTTTGATAAAAAGTTCGGCGGTCTAACTTCTAGAATGTCAAATTTGTGGGACCAAGGCATGCAAGCCATGTTGAATGGGACCTTGACATGGAAAAATGCAACGAATGCGATTTTTTCTGAAGTAGCCATGGAGTTTGTTCAAAAAATGGTGACTAAACCCATTCAGGATTATATGTCGGGTTTAGCCAAAAGACTTGCAGTAAAAATGGGTTTCATTAAAGCTGAAACTGCAGCAACCTCAACAGGTTTTTTTGCCCGGTTAGGTTTAAAACTCATGGAAGTACTTAAGTCCATCATGATGTCTGCATGGGAAGCAATGGCAGCAGCTTGGGCGGCACTATCAGCAATTCCTATAGTAGGTCCAGCACTTGGAGTTGCAGCAGGTATTGCCGCATTTGCAGGGGTATCTGCAATTGTTGGAAAGGTATCATCTGCTCGAGGAGGCTTTGATATTCCTGCAGGTGTAAATCCAATGACACAGCTACATGAAGAAGAAATGGTTTTACCGAAGCAACACGCCAATACAATCCGCGCCCTGGGTAAATCAGTGATGGGTGATGGTTCAATGCCTATGACCCAAGCAAGTGCAGGTGATACTGGATCAATGCCACAAGTCAATATTCAGGCTTGGGATTCTAAAGACTTAAAACGCTTTATGAAGAAACACGGGCGTGAGTTGGCTGGAGGTTTGAAAGGGTATAACCGCAACTTCGGTAAATAAGGAGTTTATATGTCGGATGAATTATTTCCTGAATTACCAGGACTAGAATGGGAGCTTACAAAGACTCCCATTTTTAATACCAAAATTATGACTTCGGTGAACGGTCGTGAGCTTCGGGCAAGCTTTCAAGCTGTGCCAAAGTATGAATTTACAATGTCTTATGCTTTTTTACGTGAAAACAAAGGGCGTAAAGAATTGCAGATTCTACAAAGCTTTTTCGAGGCTCGCCGTGGGGCTTTTGATTCATTCCTTTATAAAGCACCTGATGACAATGAGTTTTATTGCTCTTTTGTCGGTGATGGGGTTACCACAACTTATCAACTTTATAAATCGCAGAGTTCAGCTCAAGTTGCTGTTGGAAACACGCTTGAAGATACACAACCATCTAATCCAGATATGTGGAATCAAATTGAATCTAAATCTATGTGGGCTACTGTGGAACAAAAACGAATGTGGAGTGCTGACACAGTTGGTGTGATGAAGGATGGCAAGATTGTACTTTCAGAACCATTAGAAGAGGGGCAGAAAATACATATTTCAGGAACGTATTATTATCGCTGTCGTTTCAAAGATGATGAGCAGCAATACACTCATTTTATGGCCAAGCTTTGGAAAGCCTCAAAAGTTGAAATGATTGGATCATTGGGGAAGAAAATATGAGAGCAGCTTCAGCTAGGTTAATCAGTTTATTGGATGCAGATCAGTTTCTAATGGCTGATCTATATACTATCACCACGGTACAGAACCAAGTTTATCGATACACAGATTACGATTTTGATTTAGTGATTGGCGGAAATATCTATATCGCAGATGGTCCAGTGATCAAGCGCGAAGGTTTTAATCTATCACTTGGTGTTGAAGTCGATAATTTATCAGTTTCGATAGAAACGACTGACTATGTTAAATTTGATCTGTTGCCTATAGTCCAGGCGTTTCACAATGGACAGATGGATGGTGCTCGCTTCAAATTAGAACGTATTTTTATGGATATTAATACACCTACAGATACAAGTGCAGGGGCATTATTGTTATTTGAGGGACGAATTATTGAGCCTGAAATTGATCGATATATGATCCAGCTTAATGTGGCTTCTGACCTTGATGATTTAAGCGTACAAATGCCTCGCAACTTATATCAGCCAAGTTGTTCTAATACATTGTTTGATAGTGCATGTGGCTTAAATCGGCTTAATTATGTTGTAGAAAGTACGATCCAATCAGGAAGCACATCTTCTCGAATTATTTGCAATATTACTCAGCCACAAGGATGGTTTACACAAGGTGTAATTGAATTTTTGGAAGGTGGTAATGCTGGGTTAAAACGAACAGTGCGTTTACATGAGTCTGGTGTATTGCTTTTGACTTTACCATTGCTTGAAGCCCCTCAATTGGGTCAGCGTATTAAAGTTTACCCTGGTTGTGATAAACGCTTAGAAACTTGTATGAATCGTTTTAGCAATAAAGCAAAGTTTCGAGGTGCTCCTTTTGTTCCTGTTCCTGAGACTTCAATCT